CGATCCCAATGTATGGACTAGAAGCAGCAGCCAAGATCGAGCAAAACAACTACACAGCGTTAATCGGTTATAGACCTCCTTGGGTAGTTTCTTCAGTTGCTCAGAATAGCCAATTGTACGCTAAATTTGCGATCGCTCGTGCGATTACAAATCAAAACTGGATCTCTGGACTGAATGTAACAACATTCCAACCATCATAAGGAGGTTATCATGGCTTTTACAATTCTTACAGGTGGTTCGTTCACATCTACAGGTGCAGGAGTTAAAATCCCTATGCCAAGTTCAGCGGACTACATGGTTTCTACTAATCTTACTCAAATGGGTTTGACTGGTTCTGTTTGTGTTCGTGGCGAATGGTTCGGCCCTAAATTCGGAGTAGGTGCATCTGCAGCTAATGACGGTTTACGTTGGAGAAAAGCAGGATCAAGCGCAATCTTGATCGACAAGTTTTCTACTTCCGTAGCTTCAGGCGGTTTCACTTATGTGACAACTACTCCAGTCGTTGAACCTCAAGCAGCTAACGCGATTACTGCGATTACTGCCGCTAATCCAGCCGTTGTTTCTCAGACTAATACTTATTCCGATGGGGATGTATTACAGCTGTATAACACAACAGGCATGTTAAACATTGCAGGAATGAATTTCCAAATCAGTTCTACTTCTGGTTCTGGTTATACATTACTTGGTTTGCCTGCTACTGTTTCCAATGGTTTTGCGACAGCAGCAACAGCAGGGTTTACACGTAGAATTTCTAAATTCAACGCTGTAGAGCCTGAATACCTGTTTATCACTAACATTTCCCAAGCTACACAAGCAGTTGTTTCGACATCAGTCGATCCAAGCCAGCATTACGTAGTCGGAATGAAGATTCATTTTAGCGTTCCTTATTCGTTTGGAATGACTCAAATAAATCAGTTAACAGGGAAAATCGTTGCAGTTAACGCAGTTTCAGCAACATCAAATATCGGTGCTTACAACTTAACAGTTGATATTGATTCGTCAGCCTTTACAGCTTTCGCATTCCCATTATCAACATTAAGCCCAACAGCAACCTTATTCGCTACGTTGTCGCCTGCAGGGGCTTCGACGCAGTTCGACCCAGTTTCTTTAGTTCAAACCGGATACGACTTCACTAAACAACCGTTTCGCACAGGTCAATTTGTTCCATATATGTTCCTTGCGGGTGGCGCTGCCTCTCCTGCTGGTGCAGCTGCGGACATTATTGATTGGGTCGCTTACAAACTTGAAAACTAAAAAGCAGGGGGGCAATTTGTCCCCCTCCTTTCATAAAAGGAAAAATGGCAAACCAATATTTACCAGGAGTTATTCAGATACCTAGCACTCTATTGATTACTAGCATGTCTCAATCATATCCGATGGTATTAGGTTTTATAGTGCCATCAACCGCACAAAATACTTATATCCCTAATCAGTTGGTTAGGTTAACGGTTCCTAAAACATGGGGAATGTACCAAGCAAACGGATTAACAGTGAAAATATTATCCGTCGGCGCATCAACTATGATTTTAGATTTAGATTCTACAAATTTTGATACGTTCATTAATGGTTCGAGTAGTTCCGAAACTCCTGCAAGTTTATCGCCAGCAGGATCAAGGAATCTGGAATTCTCGAATATCACCAATGACGTTCCATTTCAAAGCTTCAACAATATAGGTAATTAGATGGCAGCATTAATGATGTCCACAGCTAGTGGAGAAGTTCACGGATTAATCAATACATTAACCAACAGTGTTCCTTTCGATGATTTCAAGAATATGAAACCAGAACATAAAAAAGAGATGGAGAAACAGAAGAAAGAACATTCAAAACTTGTTAAAGCAGAATACATGAACTCACGAGGAAGACATGAACGTTTGACAAAACCTTATTGTAAATATGCTGGTGATCCGATTCAGATTTGGCATTTCATTCCCGGTAAAGTATATGAAGTTCCTCTTGGATTAGTCGAAGAAGTCAATGACAAGAATAAGATCTTAAAGAAGCGTGAAGGGTTACTTGAAGTAGATGGTAAGCCAGTAACTAGAGACGAATCACCTCTTAAAATGGATGAAGAAGGGGATTGGTTACATAAGTTTGTGGCAAATTCATTCTAATAAAAGTAGGTATATATGCCCACATTAACTCAAGCCAATAGCACATATGCTCAGATAGAACAAAAGGTAAGACGCTTGACAGCATCTGCAAGTCAATCCTCTTTATCTAGTTCCGATCTGGCTCAGTATGTTAATACTTTTTATAATTCAGATTTTCCATACGCTATTAAAATTGATCAACAAAGGTCTGTCTATAAATTCCTAACTATTCCTAACGTAGATCGTTACCCTGTAGATGTTAATAACCTACAGGGTTTTCGTGCACCTGTCTATTTCGAAGGAATACAAGGAAATTTTTTTAAGAACAGGGATCAACTATACAATCTTTATCCTAGATATCCTACGAAGTTTCAACAAGGTGCAGGTTTAAACGGATCAATTACGAATGTTGCACAACCTACAAATCCTACTTTAGTTACAAGTCCAGACCATAAATTACAGAACGGTTCTATAATTACCATTTCCGGTGTGGTTGGAATGATCGAATTGAATGGAAATACTTACACAGTAACCATTGTAGATTCAAATAATTTCACATTAAATGGAATAGATGATACAGCATTCACTCCTTACATCAGTGGTGGTTCGTGGACATCAAATAATACATTTTCTTTCATTTTATTTGGTAATAATCAAAATCCATTTCCTCAGCCTAATTTCGGAATCTTAAGCACACAATTAGTTATAGGGGGTATGGATGCTAACAATAATCCTATTCGAATCATCGACGATGGCGGTGCAATTGTTAACGCATTTGGCATTGGATCCAACACAACCACAGGAAGATTGTTATTCATTACCCAAAATAGCGTGGGAAATAACGTGTACTTGGATGCTTTGAATCAGCAACAACCTGCAATTCCTCCATTATCTCCTTTACCAGTTTCTTCTCCCCCAGTCTCATTGACTCCTCAATATTGCGGTACAGTCAACTATGTAACTACACAGATAAATCTAGTTATTCCTGTTCCTCTACAGGCTGGGTCATTATTAAATATATGGGCTGCAACTTATCAAGTGGGAAGACCTTACAATGCTTTATTCTGGAATAACGAAATTACAATACGACCAGTGCCCGATAATGTGTATTTAGTAGAATTAGAAACTTATCAGACCCCAGCACAATTCATGAATACCACAGATAATCCAACGCTTAACCAGTGGGCGCAATATATTGCTTTTGGTGCTTCAATGGAAATACTTAGAGATCGTCAAGACATGGAAGGCGTAGAAAATCTAAGGGAAGGATTTATGAGGCAGGAAGGGCTTGTTCTAGAAAGGCAAGCAGTAGAGGAAATTAATCAACCTAACATTACTTTATTCAATTCAACTCAAATTGGTTATGGTGTCGGCACAGGTGCAGGATATGGAGCAGGTTTCTAATGGCAGGTTATGCACCTCTGAAAATTACAGGTAATCAGACTGGTCTTGTCCAAGAGCGTGAGAACTTTCTATTGCCAGATGATGCCTACCCTGTTTTACAGAATGCTTATGTTTGGCGTGAAAGGATCAAGAGAAAAAAAGGTTACCAGTTACTAGGCAGGCTTCAGAGAAACATTGGAACTACTGATGCATCAGGAAACCTCTCAGTTTTAATCACTCCAATACCTATTCAACCAGGATTAGGGATAGCAACATCAGCGGGAATTGCATCTTTTTCCATTGGAACAAATATATTTACCGATCCAGGTGGAGTTAGTCCAGTTGTACTTTTAACAAATGGTCCAGGAACAGGAACACTAGACAGAGTAACTGGACTTCTGACTATTACAGGATCTATCGCATTAACAGCAGTGCAATATTTCCCTGGTCTTCCAGTTATGGGTATTAGGACTCGCGAATTGCAGAACAGCGCACTAGATCAGACGGTATTCTTCGATCAAAACTATGCCTATATTTTCGATGGAACAACAAATCAATTTAAAGAATTCATACCCGGGACAACATGGAATTCAGCTGCGTTAGGCGTTGAAGGGACAGATTTCTTTTGGTCAACGAATTATTGGGTAAGTCAATTAAAAGTTCCCGGAACTGCTACAAATTTATTTACCACGTCTAATGTAAAATTATTCTGGGAAACAAATGGAAGCGGTGGAGATGCAGGAGGCGGAGATCCTCCTAGAATTACAGATGGGATTACTTGGGTAGATTTTACATTAAATACTTGGAATCAAATCGATGCAACAACATCACTTTTTAACTGGCTTTGCAATCTTCCATATCGAGGAAGAATGGTTGTATTTGGAACCTATGAAGGTTTGACAGCAGCAGGAAAGGCAAGTGCTCAGTTATTCTCGAATAGAATTAGATGGTCTACTATTGGTAATCCATTCATTCCATTTCATAAC